TTGATGCCGGGTAGGGTTACAGACTCACAACGGAGTTGAATATCTCTGACGTTAAGACCCTGTTCTGAACCAAGGGACATGTTCTGCAACTGTGATGCACCACCAAGTTGTCTTCCTCTTGGTCCAAAGATATTCACCTCATATCGGTTTGGTTGTGCATATCCCTCGTTAGAATGAAATGCAGATAGAATATCATTGAGAACACCGATTGCGGTTCCTTCGAAAAAGTTCTGTCCTACGGCCATTAGATCATGCTCCTAGATTCTTTCCATACCTCTGATGCAGATGCCTTCTTGAACCTCTGCACTGGTAGTAGTGTCGCAATCGTAAACTCGTCTGCATCAATTCTACGAAACCGTGACTTAACCTGTCCCGCAAGATATTTGTGAATGGTAGGACGAACTAACCGTACATTCTTTAGTCCCGAATAGTCAACATCAAGTGTGGTTGACTCATCGAATTTTGTGTTGTTTGAGAAGTCTACAAGTCTGTCCAGCAGTCGAATTCTAAGTGGGATGGGTAGGTAGTGTAGATTAACACCTAGAAATCCATCTGGATAGTTTTCGATGGGAAGAACAAGAGGAAACGTGTCATAGTATGGAAGCGTCTTCTTGAACTTTGGGTCATAGATAAACATGTTCAACCTACCAAAGAATGGGCGTGTTGCCTGCTTACCGTCACGAATCAAGTCTAGTGCGCCTGGTGTACCAAACTCCTTGATCTTGTCCTTGTACCACTCTGTGGAACGTGGACGTTCTCCTGCTGCTTGTTTTACAGACTGAATGTATTTACTCTCTGCCATAGTATTATTTATACGAGATACCCAATTCGTCCTCAGTCAAAATCTTGAATTCCAGACCCCTATCCAAGCACCACTCATTCGCATATTTCCACTTTGCAGAGTTGACACCCCATGTTTTGACCTCATTTAGATACTTCTGAGTCTTTCTCTTGGGTTGTTTGGGTGGTTTGCACTGCACCTTGGGCTTGATCTCAATGATCATCTTCTTGACACTGCCATCGTGCTGTTTGACCTTGATGTAGAAATCTGGAAAATATCGGTGAATACGTCCGTCCCAAGGGGATAAATAGGGTATAATGATTTCTTCACTCCCCCATTCTAGAATGTTCGTACTGTTATCACAGTACACCATGAACTTTCTTTCCCATAAGGAGCGGTAGACTATGTTGCGTGGATCACCCTTATACTTTTTGGGGTTTACTGGTGTATATCGACCTTTGTATGCCATTTGTTATAAATAATTCAAAGTGTATAAGGATATTTAGACATGGCACTTAGAGACGCATTTGTAAACATTGCACAGGGTGCTGCAACTGCTGCAGCAAATAGAGCAGTAACATCAGTTGTTCAAGGTGTTGCTGCCGGACTAAAGGGAAACAATCCACAAAATGATACCGCACCTCTGAATAGAAGTGTTAGTGGGACAGACCTTATCTTAAGTTATCCAAATGATGTTTCTATTGATCCAATGCAGGGTCATTACATCATGTTTGGTATTCGTTCACAGAAACCAGGCAAATTCAAAAACAATCCTACAGGTACAAAAGACGGTACTCTATCTCCCGCAGTAAGAAGTCTCGCATCACAAAATAATCTTGGCGACCTTGTATCGAGAGCTGGAAATCTTATTGGACAACAACTCATTCAAGGACTTAGTAGGGATACTTTCATAAATTCTCGTGAAATAATGCGAGAAAATGTAAAGAAGGACCAGAGTTCTAGAGCACTCTCACTATCTAGAAAACCCTATACAGAACTTGTCCAAACAATCGCACTGTACATGCCACCACAGGTTAGTGTATCATATGAAGCAAAATATGCAGACCAAGAAATTGGTGTACTGGCAGAAGCCGGATCGAAAATTTTAAGGGATATATTTGCAGGAAACGCAACTCTTGGTAGCGTTGGAAGCGCTGTTGGTAATGCGGCGGTCGATGGTGCAAAACAAGTTGGATTATCTGCATTAGATACTCTTGCGCCAGGTTCGAAAGCACTAGTCGCAATTGAGAGAGGAAAGATTATAACACCAAGAATGGAACTCATGTTTGAGGGTCTTGGTAGACGTAGTTTTGATTTTTCCTTTGTCATGATTCCAAAAAGTGCGGCAGAAGCACAGACAATTAGAGATATTGTTAAAGCATTTAAAGTACATATGACATCTAACATTGGAACAACAAATGTTTTCGGTTCTGAAAATGTTAGAGAACTAGATATTCCTGATGTATTTGATATCAAGTATATGTACAGAGGTCAGGAGAATATGCATCTAAACAAAATCGGCACTGCACGACTCACTGGTATGGATGTCCAGTATGGTGGTGACAGATACACCGCTTTTGAACCAGATGCATCTGGTTCACCACCACCACAGAGAACAACTATATCACTCAAGTTTACAGAAATTGACATCATGTATCGTGATAAGATTGAGGAGGGTTACTAATGTATTTTGCTAACTTTCCTGTTATTCCATACGATGCAGCAGGCGATAACAACTTTAAGGTGGCCACTAACCTTTTGCGTAGAGTTGCAGTTCGTGCGAAGTTGAAATCAAATGTCGCATTTTTCGACACCTATGATGTCAAGAACGGTGAGACACCAGAGATGATTGCAGACAAGTTATATGGTGACTCAGAACTTCATTGGACTATTCTTCTAATGAATGATATCGTTGATCGCTATCATCAATGGCCCATGAGTACTCGTCAGTTTCTTGCTCACATCAATAATAAGTATACGAATGTAGATGGTATTCACCACTATGAGATTTCGCAATCCTCTGGTGATACAACAATCAAGATTAATATTGGAACAGACAACACAGACTTTCCTTCTGCAACTCCAATTACAAACAGAGAATATGAACAAGAACTCCAAGACGAATTACGACGAATAAAACTGATTGATCCCATTTACATTACTGAATTCGTAACTGAATTTGAGGAACTAGTTGGGAGGAGTATACTGTAGTGGCTGGTATTTTTCGTGCCGGACAATTTGAATTAAGAGAAGCCAAACTGGTATCATCATCTGGTGAAATTGTAGATATAACTCTTTCAACATTGAGTGTTACAATTTTTGAAGATATCAACAAGTTTACCCTCACTGGTTCTGTAATTGTTCAAGATGCTATTAACCTTGGTTCTTTCTTTCCATTAATTGGTCAGGAGTATTTGTTGTTAAAGTTAGCAACCGCCTCTGCACAGGGTGAAGAGGTTGTAATGGATTTCACAAAGAACGCTTTGAATGTCACGAACATCAGTAGTCGAGTAGACACTGGTTCTGGTGTTCAGGCGTACTCAGTAAATTTTGTATCACGGGAACTTCTGGTTGACCAGAGAGTTCGGGTTAACCAAAGTTTAACGGGCAGCACCTCAGACATAGTAAAATCTATATACCAAAATATTCTTGGAACGAGCAAGAAATTATTCATTGAACCAACTGCTGATGTCAAGAAACTCGTTGCACCAAATCAACGTCCGTTTGATTTTATACGTCACTTAATGTACAATGCTGTCTCTAGAAAACATAATGACCCATGTTATCTTTGCTATGAGACAACCAAGGGTTATCACTTTAGGTCACTTGCAAGTATGTATGCACAATCTAGTGTTATGAAATATGAGTCAATCGTTGCTGGAACACGGAGTAACAAGGGTGCAGTGGATATTGCAGCAGATATGTCATCTCTTTTAGGATATAATATTGTCAGCACTCAAGACAGTCTAATAACAAGTAGAATGGGAACTTACGCTTCAAGACTCTATGTTCACGATATTATTTCTAAAAGTTATCAAAAATATACATATAACTATATTGACAATTTTAAGAATGAGCACCATATTGAGTCAACGAATAGTAAATTTAAAGGCGACAACTTGGACGACTTCCCAATTGTTAGTGATGTAATCATTACTAAAGATAATAAAAGAATATCTGATTTTCCTTCAAGAACTTTCGTGCAACCAACATCTGGTTCTGGTAACAGTAATACTCAATCTGATGAATTTAATTCACCTGTTTTTACCTCAAATGCACCAGAATTGTGGATTCAAAAAAGAAACTCACAAATGGAACAGTTAAAAGTTGGTTATACAGTTACCATACAGGTTCATGGTAACACTGGTGTGGCCGCTGGAGATATTGTAGATATCAACCTTCCATACACTGCATCAACCAAGACAACTAAAGATGAAAAATATGACAACATATACAAGGGAAAGTTTCTCATCACAAAATTGAGACACGATTTCAGTATGGTTGATAAGTCGCATGTCATGAATATGGAAGCAGTCAAAGATTCGTTACCATATAAACTACCCTCATCAAACAATCCAGAAATTGTTGATGAGGTTGTACCATTCGTAGAAGATAACCTATACTAAGAAAGGAGAAGCCCATCTCAAAAAAATCTATATCCCAATACAAACAGCGAAAGGAAGATAAAATGGCTAAGACCAAGAATCGCATTAAGAAATTGAACTTTCAGAGGCAGGAACGTAAAATGGAATTGGAACCACTT